TATGCATATTCCAAAGATGAACAGCCGTGTCTTTTTCCAGATTTCGAGTATTTGGAAGAGACAAGCCCTGTAAAAAGAATTCTTTGAAATTCAATTCTTTCGAAAAAGGCGGCAACAATGGTCGAATCATGAGGGAAGACGAATTCAAGTTTTTCACCAAATCGATACATTCAGGAGGAAGAAAGATAACCATGGGGATTCCAGTCTTGGCAAACAATAAAAGAGAAGTCTCGTCATATTTAGAGTGATCAAAAAGACAAGTCACAAAAGTGACTCCCGACGACGCCATGAAATAAGAAAGGGAAACTATTTATGTAGATTTTCTCTTTTAATCAAGAATTTTAGAAGGAGAGGCAATCAATATATACTGATATTATATAATGACTCCAACAAGAAAGAAAACCGGATATCTTGGTGACCATGTTTTGAATAAAAATTCCCCGAGGTCCTCTCTAAAGAAACTCCTATCAAGGGTGACCCACAAGTATGTCACATTGAAACAGTTTGAAAAAATGTCAGCAGATGATATTCGTAAACTAAATCCTGATACTATCAGCTCGAATCTAAATAAAGAAATAGCTCATGACCGAACAAAACTCAAAGAACCACAAATGACAGCTCTTCTTGACTTACTCGCATTTAAGAGAGAAAGAAATGAAATGTCTAACGCGATGAAATCTGATGGAAAATCCAAAATTTATATAGCATCCTATAGGGAAAAGTCTGTTTCGCAACGAAAAGGAGGAAGAAGGAAAACTGAGAGAAGGAAAAAACGAAAATGAACAAGAAAAAAGAAACAGATTTCTCACAAACAAAGTTAAATACAAGACTTGAATCAAAACAAAAAAACACAGATGAATTTTTCCAGTCATTTACAAACGGTTTGTGACAACGAAACATTGTACGTGAAAAACCAGATATACGACCCAAAACATGGGTTCGTGTTTCCATATTCACCAACAAGTCTTCAAACGTTCATCTCGATAGCACACGTGAATAAAAAACTAAACGAAGAGGCACTCGTATCCAAAGACACGGTACATATAAAAGAACCCGTATTTGTAGTAGACACATTAGACGGATGTTGGTCTCATGCAATCATCGAAAACATCATCGTCTGGTTATGGTCTTACCGTAAATACATGGCAAATCAAGAAATCGTCTTTGTCATACGCAAACGGCTCCTGGATTGTTATCCGGATAATTACAAGAATATCAGTCAAGACCAAACGAAGTTCTCGGAAAAGTACGAACAATTGCTCGGTATCATTCCACACAAATATATTTTACTGGAAAAAAACATCAAAACACCCCATTGTTTCGACCATTGCTTTCATTATACGCTAGAAGACAATCGACAACGTAGTTTCTGGAACACCCACGAAATCTATCCCGGAAGATGGAATCAGGCGCCGATTTACAGCGACGAAGAGATATACGAAAACGTGAATTATTTTGTACAGGGAATACGTAATCATCTGAATTGTTATCACAAAAATACGGACAAAAAGAAGCGCGTAGTTATCATTGAACGGAAATATGACCGCATGTTTGATAAAAATAAATTGGATAGATTAGAAGATGTCTTGTCAAGATATGAAGAGATTTTGTTTGAAGGAACTGTTATATTAGAAAATATGTCTTTGAAAGACCAAATCGCATTATTCTCTCGAACCCATGTATTTTTCTTCCGACATGGGTCATGTTTAGCGAATCTGCTCTGGGCACCGCAAAATAGTTTGGTATTTGATATCGACGAACGAACAAACCGAAAGAAAATAGTCCAGCGTGTTTGCGACTTGACAAAATCGGTTTCACGACATGTTCAGTATGAAGAATTCGATGTGGGTCAAATGATGAGAGAACTAGGCATGTATTTGGGTAAAGCGTAAAGCGACAAAGCGGCAAGCGACAAGCGACAAGCGAAATGCGACAAAGCGACAAGCTTAACCGTAAAGCGTAAAGCATAAAACAACATAAAGAGAGAAAGAGAACAACAGGAAACTATGGCAACCACAATAGTCACTTCTTTTTTGAATTATTATAAAACGCCATTAGAGCCATCCACAATACAATTACGGTTCAAAAAAATGAAACCCCTGTTCGATTTAAAAATGCCGATTTGTGTATTTGTCGGTGTCGATTGTAAAATGCAATTCCAGAATTTTTTGAATCAGCATTATCCCGATGACCACCATATACACATAACCAATTTAAAAGAGCATATTTTCGAGAATTCATACATTTTCCGGGAAGCACAAAGAGCTCAAACGACCAAATTGCCCAAAGATAAAAGTCCACCCAAAGACACGTTTGATTACATGTGTTATCTGCATACAAAGATTGAGTTCATGAAAAAAGCAACAGACCTGAACCCATTTCAAACCACACATTTCGCGTGGGTGGATTATAACATAAGTCAAATGTTTTCAAAAGACGATGAAATAAAGCAACTAAAGGAATGGTCCAGGAAATTAAAAACGCCCAAATATCTGCCCCCGACAGAATTCACTGGACCGGAAGTCCTGCATCCTCATCAAGAAATGTATATTCCAGGATGCTGGTCCAAAGCAAAAATAGAAACCGACACCGAAAATGTATTTCACGAAAAAGTATTGTGGCGGTTTTGCGGAGGATTTCTTTGTGGGAGTATTTGTGCTATTCAATATTTCTGGACATTATATGAGACGCATTTCTACAATTTTCTGAGAGAATGCAAAACAATGGTTTGGGACGTGAATTTCTGGGCGTGGCTAGAACATAATCCGAAAATCGATTGGCAACCGATCTGGTACGAGGCTGATCACAATGCATCTATTGTCAAACTCCCCATGTTTGCGCAATGTTTACCCATGATCAAAAACTGCAGTCGAATAAGGAAAATCTCACCGAAATTCGTGCTGCCCGAATATGCGCCTTCTGCTGTATCGATGGTCACGTTTAAAAATATGCACATAATGAATATACGGTATATCAACTATAAATATTTACCGAGCGGGCACTGTGAACCGAGGAAGAACAATATCACCATGACAAAAAATATATGTGTAACGGTTCACGCAAAAGATTTCCATGTCCCGGTAGATACTCCCTTTCTAGTGAAAGAGACGGAAATGGGACTTACAGCAGACTCGGCAAGTTTCTTCCAAGGAGTAGAAGATATTCGGTTATTTTATCATCAACAGCGAGTACAATTTGTAGCATCTACTGTGAATTACAGTGGCTGTAATAAGAATCGAATGATGATAGGAGATTATGATTATACAGGACGAGCTTTAAGGCAATGTCGCGTAATTGAGTCGGACGCAGATCGAGAGAAAAACTGGATTCCTATTGTGTACGGTGATGAATTGTCTATTTTGTACGGATGGAGCCCTAGTTTCAAAATTGGAACAATCACGGATGACTCGAAATTGGTGGTGAAAAAAGAAAAGAAAATAGAAAATGCATTGTTTCGATATTATGAGATGCGGGGGTCGACGAATTTCGTTCCTTTAGATGGAAAATTAGTCGGACTCGTTCATTTTACAGTACCCGGAACTCTTCCACGGCAGTATTATCATGTACTGGTCCAAATAGACCCAGGGACTTGGACGCCTATTTCCTTTAGCGATCCTTTGTATTTTGATACCGTTGGAATTGAATTTTGTATTCATATGGATATTTGTGATCGGAAGAACGAACATGTGTTCACGGAGGACCCAATTCATTTAGGAAGAAAATCCGAGGAATTGTTTTATGCGTTTTATCTTTCTCGTCAAGATCGAGACCCCCATCAATTGTGTTTTTCTGTGGATTTGTTTCCTCTGAAAAACGAATTTACCTTCTTTGCTTGAAAAAATATTTTCTATACAAAATATATAAAATGGATAGCCCTCTTACTGAAATTTCTAAAGTTGTGTCTGGTATGACTACTGGCGCTGGTGTCGCCAAGACCACCGGTGGTCGTCGTCGACGAAGTAAATCGACGAAACGCAGGTCCTCCTCTTCGCGCAAGAGATCTGGATCTCGTCGTCGCCGAAAATAAATATTTTCTTTTCATATTATATATAAAAAATGGCACCTTTAGCACCGGCAGAACTTAACGGAGGGACGAAGCGTGATCACTCTACCACAGGCGGGCGGCGTAAGAGAAAATCTTCGAAGCGAGGAAAAAGCAGAAGTAGGAGCAGAAGCACAAGACGAAAGCGAAGGACATCCAAAAGGTAAGCTATAAAAAATTATTTGTGTTTGCAGTCAAATACAAATAAACATTAGTCTCCGAAAAAAAGAAAATAGCAAATGCGTTCACATATATCAAGGTCTTCGAGAACCTCGTCACGGTCTAGCGAACGGTTGACTGATATGGTCGAAAAACACATTCTATAAATTGATATCATAAAAAATTGATTAAACTGGGGAAACAATAAACCCAACGCATACCCGAAAGAATAAATATGAAAAGAACAATTCTTATCTTTGACGTGGAAACGACCGGATTGGAACTCAAAAAGTCATTACCCCAATGCTCTCATATCATTCAATTTAGTTTCCTTCAATATAACCTCGAGACAAAGACGATACAAGAAAGATTCAACGAATATATCAACATCCCGAAGCACGTGGAAATCATTCCTTTCATCGAGAATTTAACGAAAATCAACCGTGAACTATGTGACCATGGAATCCCGATCCAGACCGCGCTAAAGGCATTTTATAAAGCATTTCATGAAAGTGATTTTGTAGTCGCGCACAACTTTTCGTTTGATGCGTCGATGATAACGCTCGAGTTTCTTCGACATTTTGAAGAACTCAAGGAAGAATGCCCAAATGGACTAACAATGTTTAAAAAAGGGATCGACCAATATTGCACGATGAAGTCGAGTATCCATTTGTGTAAAATTCCGTTTTCGGATTCTGCGAGTTATGCACTGAAAAATCCGAACCAAAAAGAAAATTATAAATTTCCGAAACTCGAAGAGCTGTATAAATTCTTGTTTAAAGAAGATGCTAGTATAGAGAATTTACACAATGCCATGGTGGATGTGTTGGTGTGTTTTAAATGTTTCATGAAGCTATATTACAATGTTCATATTTCAGATATCCAGATGGACGGTATGATGAAGCAGCTTTTATGATTTTAAAAAATGAAAAAAATATTATGTATCCAACTTATAAACATATTTTTTATCTTCTTTACCACACATATTATCATACTCCCTTGCAATAGAACAAAATTGATGTTTCGCTTCCGTTTTTATTCCAGTAACCAAATCAATTTCAGGTTGCGTTGTTGGAAATAAAGAACATTTTCCATATTCATAAAAAACTTGCAGTTCACACAAAATTTGGGTGTAACTTCGTGTAAAGCCAAAAAAGGTATAAGAAAATAACAGACAAAAAAATTTATTTTATATTTGTCAACATAATTAATTTAAGCCGATTGTTTGTCTAATAATTTTATTTCCTCGATAGCAATTTCTACACCAGTTTTTTTATCTTTGAAATACCGTGGGTCATAATCGCGAAAAATATATTCCCAACTATCACAACCATGATAATAATATATCAATTCAAAAATATGCGTTTCTTTTTCAGATATGATAAGATATAGTTCAAGTAATTTTTTCTTCTCTTCCTAATTCAAAGAGCTGTCATCTTTAAGTTTATCTATTATATTTTCCATTCAGAACATATAATAATGAAAGAAAATTCAATCTACGCCGAACACATTTCACAAATTTCTTCACAAGCCGATTTATTTTCCGGTTCAATGGTAAATTGTTGCGCATGATGTCTCGGACGCCGTCGTAGATAATAAATCCCCGTTTTCAATCCTTTCGACCAACTATAAAAATGCATCGATGTCATGGTTCCATAATTAGGATCTTCCAGCCATAAATTCAAACTCTGGCTTTGACAAATATACGCTCCCCGATCCGCCGCCATATCAATGAGATCTCTCATGGGCATTTCCCAGACCGTCTTGTACTTGTCTTTGATTTCTTTCGGGATAATATCAATCGACTGGATACTACCATTATTTGCAACCATGTGGTTTTTCAACGCCTCGTTCCACATATTTTTTTCAAGTAAGTCTTGCATTAAATACTTGTTGACTAATATAAATTCCCCCGCAAGAGTACGTCGACTGTATATATTACTAGTTATCGGTTCCATACATTCATTAAATCCTAGAATCTGGGACGTCGAAGCAGTCGGCATAGGCGCAACCAAGAGAGAATTGCGTAAACCATGAACCATGATTCTTTGTTTTAATGCATCCCAATCATATCTTCCTGAATCTGGAGTGACATTCCACAAATCAAACTGTAATATTCCTTTACTGGCTGGTGACCCGGCAAATGTTTCATACGACCCTTCCGCCTCGGCAAGTTCGCATGATTTTTCCAACGAAGCGTGATATATGGTTTCAAATACATGCCGGTTCAATTTCTTAGCTTCGGGACATGCAAATGCCCAACCCATCTGTAAAAATACATCAGCGAGACCTTGGATACCGATTCCAATAGGACGATGGCGCATATTACTACGTCGTGTTTTTTCTGTAGGATAATAATTAATGTCAATAATACGGTTCAAGTTCCCGGTCACAACTTTGGTGACTTCATGTAATAATTCATAATCGAACACGCCAAGGTCGGATACAAAAGTAGGGAGTCCAATACTCGCCAAATTACATACAGCAGTCTCGTCTTTATCGGAATACTCGATAATTTCGGTACATTGACCTGTACGAATGCCATTGAAAATCCCAGCGTGTTTTTTCGGTTCAGTAAAACAAAAAGTATCATCGGTTCTTTGCACTCGAGAAACCGATTTAATACGGACTTCTGGAGTATATGCCAACTCGGCGCGTGACATGGTCGACACTTCCCAATATGCCTTGGAAAACTGGAGATTGTGTCGCATAAGTTGTTTAATTTGACAAACGTGAATAATCAATTCATAAAGAGTTTGTTCATTTTTCTGATTTCGAATGCTTCTAATGACTACATTGACACCGCAAGTCTGGAGCATATATTTGATATCTTGTAGGAAAGTATACGATCTACTGGGGGCATGAACAATGTCGTAAATTTCCGTATTCAAGTCACTCAAATATGGCTCGATGAAACCTGAAAACCAAGCCAGTTTATCGTCCAAACAATGATTTATGGGCACGTTGAGATTTTCATAACGACTTGTTTCATGTGTCAATGTAATATTCTGCATTCCGGATTTGCATCCTTCTAGGTGAGCTTCTTTCGTACCGTCTGGGAAATGCGCGCCATCTCGAATGACGGGAAATGACGAGAATTGGAGTCGCATTCCTTCTGTCAAGTCTTGTGCTTCGACTTCGATAACATCATCATCGTCATCGTCGTCATCAATCCGAACAGTGTCGTAAACGTAGAATTTATGATAGGGTGTACACGTCAGGAAAGCTCCATCAGTCGTTTCGACTTCCAGAAATTCGGTTTGATCTTCTCCTGTTTTTACCACTTCGACGGTACTGTATTCTTCTCCGTTCCAAATATCGACAAAATTATGTGTTTTCTCTTCCTGAACATGATCCGGATAATTGCCGGACCACAGACAATAAATCGGGAATTGTCCTTCTCTCGTTAAGACCATTGTTTCGGGTGTCACACATAAATTCGAGGATTTAATAGTACCGACATTTTTCTGATTGGATTTTTGGTTCGCCGCATCTTTGAAAAGTAAATAAGGAGTTCCCGTTTCCATTTGAGCGTCCAAAATGTTAAGCCATAAATCTCTAGCCTGGATAGTTTTCCTGCCTTTACCTTCCTTTTCGTATTTCGTATACAAATCCTCGAATTCAGGTCCGTACACGTCCGAAAGACCCGGACACTCCATTGGGCACATGAGAGTCCATACTCCGTTTGTTTTTACTCGTTTCATAAACAAATCAGGAGTCCATAATGCATAGAACAAATCTCTCGCTTTCAGTTCCTCGTCTCCGTGGTTTTTCCGCATTTGTAAGAACATTTCGATATCTGCATGCCATGGTTCCAAATAAATCGCGAATGAACCATTGCGTTTTCCTCCACCGTTATGAATAATACCATCCGAAATCATGTAATTATGAACATATTTCATTTGTAAATCGTAAAGTGTTCCTTTGTATTCGTGTGAATGACTGATATTCACGATGGGTGAAAAGATGAATTTGTCATGAACGAAATAGTCTTCTAGGTTCATTTTACTGGAATCAAACTCGTGGTTAACCAACTGACACAGTTTCTCAGTTTTGGCGATTCGAATCACGGTAAGTACGTACTTGACGAGTACACCCATTCGCAGAAATAAATATTTAATCGATTCAATCAAATAAACCCGATGTGTCAAGGGTAAATCGAAAAAAGGATTATCGAGGTCAAGTTCTATGCAATGTAATAGACCTCTCGCAATTTCTTCCACTTTTTTCAGTGGCAACGAAAGCCATTTATGGGCGATACATTGTTCATTCGCTTCATTGTAGAAATCACACTTTCGGAAAGGTAAATGAATCGCATCTGATTTCTTCCAACTAATGATATCCCATCCCGGTTCCATTTCGTCTGTGACAAATTTTACTTTCCTGTTATTCAAATAATGATGAAATGTTTCTTTCATGCCAGATTCCTTTTCATTAAAATAAACCCTCACGGATTCGAAACTATTCAGAAAGTCGCCTCGTAAAAGCAAGATGCCGTAAATATAACAATCCAGATTCGAGATATGAGGGTTTGCAGTACTTTCGTAATGAGGAATTTTGTATACCATGTAATCTTGTGTAGTTACATTTTTGGCCTCGATAAAACTAGGTTTCAATTGTCCATGTACAACTCCGTTTTTCATTTGTTCGAAAGAAGTTGTTGCGTTTCCTTCCAGTATGAGCAACGGATGTTCGGGAGTAATTTTCAATTCTGCGGAACTATGTGCGTTTTTCAAATAGATCATGGGTCCATCATAAGAATGCTCTAAAACGTTTTCTACGACTTCATGAGCACCCGTGGCATTGATTACAAACGTTTCGTTTCCAATCAGATGTTCCATGCGTTTCGGACCTTTTGTAGTATAAATGAACGTGTCTGGAGTCACGCATTGGTCCACATATTTCGCAGTATTGTTAAAGACTCTTAGCATGGGAACAATACCATTTGAAGAACCATTGGTACCGTGGATATGACTACCCGCCGCACGAATATTGTGGATGTGTAGTCCAATTCCTCCTGCCCATTTCGAAATCAATGCGCACTCTTTTAATGTCTGGAAAATTCCATCAATGCTGTCCTCTTCCATGGCCATTAAAAAACAAGAGCTTAATTGAGGATGTGGTGTTCCAGCATTAAACAAAGTAGGCGTCGCATGTGTGAAATATTTCTGTGACATGAATCGATACGTTTCTTCTACCTTGGCCCAATTATTTCCATGGATTCCAATCGAAACACGTAGCCACATATGTTGCGGTCTCTCGACAATTTGTTTATCAACCCGCATCAGATATGAACGTTCTAATGTCTTGAACCCGAAATAATCGATCAAGTAGTCTCTCGAATAATCGCAAAGGTTATTCAGACGTTTAGAATCTAATTCGTGAATTGCTTGATGTGTTTCTTTCGAGATCAAAGGGCTCGGCTTTCCATCTTTGTTTTTAAAGTTGTATAATTTATTCATCACCTTGGTAAAAGAAGCGTCAGTATTTTTATGATGATTGGAAACAGTGATTCTTCCAGCAAGGGTATTGTAATCGGGATGTGTGGATGACATGGAAGCACATTGTTCAGCCGTGAGTTCGTCTATTTTTCGAGTTGAAATTTTATCGTACAGTTGATCAATGACTTTCATAACTAAAGATGTATAATTAATTTTCAAGTTCACTTCCATTCCTACTTTTTTAATGCGCTGCAGAATTTTGTCAAACGAAACCACTTCCGTTTTCCCATTCCGCTTCGTAACATACATTTCGCATTCAACGTCCATTCTTTCTTTATTATACAAAGAAAAAATACATATATCGTTTTTTAATCTATTTATTGGAGACCTAGATATGAGAGCAACGGGTCCCACATTAGCTCGCTTTCAATTACATGAACAAATCCGATATCTTCACCTAGCCATTTAATATGGTTTTCATGGCATGTTTGTAGATATTCTAAAGAAATATCTTCTTCTCCGATTCTGGCTCTTTTTATGATTCTTTTTTTGCATTCATCTGGTGGAGTATTCAGCCAAATAATTCCGTCGACGCTGTAGTCGCGCAAGATATCATCAGACAATCTCGTGTAAATTTCATATTCGCAACTTTCCATTTGTTTACTTTCGAAAAGCGCCTTGGCGAAAATATGCCGGTCCGCATCCAGAGAACGCTCAATAATGATCGTTTTGATTTTTACGGGTGATTGTTCGGCTCGCTTTAGTGCTTCTTTTATAGCTCGTAATCTGGTCGTACAAGCAAGAATCTGAAAAGCAAAGGCATATCTGGTATTGTCTTTATAGAATAATTGCAACATGTTTAGACCGTCTTGCTGTATGCTTTCCCAGATTCCTACCGGTTCTTCGACAAAGATGACATCTTTTCTGTCTTTGAACTTTTCTTTCATCGTTTCCAACAAGGTGGATTTTCCAGCTCCGATATTGCCTTCTAGTGAAATGACGCGAGGACGGTACATTTTGTGAATATATATTATACCCTGTATATACAAATTCGGTTATCAATTTTTTATAGTAAGCGAAACCGTAAAAAATTGATTTGATTTGAAAATTGATTTTATACATCACAACAATAAAATATAAAAACACATCACAACAATAAAATGGATCAACTATTTCAGGCTTTGCCCACAGACCTCCAATGGGAAATTCTCAGTGAATTTGTAGGATCACACACAGTGCGAAACGGTAAATTAATAAAAAAAATAGTGTTTGACGAAAGACATCAAATGTTGGAAAATATGGCCCGCATTCGAACAACTTGGGATCCTCCCTTGATTTTGGAGGTCATTCCAATATCGTTCGTCCTGTTTTCAAATGGGACCCAATTGATGTTTACCTATCACCCTGGCTATGGGACATTAGGATACATGTATATTTCAAACAAGCGCGAGTGGACACGATTGGACATTATAACCGGCACGCATTGGACTGGCACACCTCCTTACGAGAAACATGAATATCCATCTTACGCGTACACGGACAAGAAGAAGAAAAAAATACAATCAGACAAATTTATAACCTAGAGTCGTTTTTGTACGGCGTTTTTTTGTATCGTCCGGACTGCTATGGAGTTTATCATGACATTTTGTACAAAGAGTCATTAAATTTCCGACGTGGTTCTTGTGATACGAATCAATGAATCCATTTTCATCGGCATACCGCTGTTCTCCGATGTGGTGAATTTCATTCGAGTTCATTTGTTTGTCACACAATTCGCATTTCCCTTTTAATTTCTGGGAATTATATCGTGAAGAATCTATCGACAACGGCCCCTTGGTTTGCTCGAAATGCGAAGACCGTAAAAAATAAGCCCTCTCTAAAAAGTCTTTTCCCATGAACAGAGATTTGCATACTTCAAGACCGTAGGAGCTAGTTCCCGGACCATCTTGCATTTTTCTCTCGTAAATCAAATTCTGAGTAGACTCATCATACTTAACCTGAAGATGTTTTAATCGTATCCGGGTCAACTCTTTTAATTCGTCATAATCAACTAGTTCGTGAAAATGAGTCGCAAACATGAATGTGCTTTGTTTCGCGTGTAAAATCTCCAAACTCGCAATGACAATACTCAGGGCAGACTCGGTTTCTGTACCGGAACACAATTCATCCCCCATGATAAAACTATTTTCATCCGACTGTTCCAATATAACACGCAATTCAGACATTTCTACTGCAAACGTAGATAGACCTTTAAACAGATTATCATTGCTTAAAATACGAGAATATATAGATTTATACGGTTTAAAAACGAATTCCGAGCATGGGACAAACATCCCACATTGGGCCATGACAATACATATTCCCAATGAACGGATGAGAGACGTTTTCCCTACTGCATTAGTTCCGTATAACAATATACCATCGACTATTTCCTCGAAATCAATTTGTCTCAAGCCTAATGAAATATCATTTGGTACATAAACCTCTTGTTTTAGTAGTTGTTCTATCAAAACATGACGAACGTCTTTTGCATGAATACATGATTTGGGTGCATCACTAACAAGAGTCGGTTTCTTGTAATTATATGCCTTGGCACAATAGCATTTGCTTAATAATACATCCAATTTACCCACAAACAAACTACACTGCCCGATTGTGTTTATGAAGGTGTCGTCTATTTTTTCCAGGATTTTCAAATATTGGATGGAAATTTCCGAATTAATGGCATTTTTCAACCGAGTGATATTTGTACAGATCGAGTCCAATAAAGGAAACCGAATTTCAATGGTATTTTTTCCAGGACTTGTGAATTGAATCTCTGCATATGTGAATTTCACGTCTTCTCTCAATTCCACCATGGGCGGTTTGGTTTGGAATTGTTTTTTCAGGATTTCTGACCGAGGTTTTGTAAGTTGTAAGCTCACTCCATTCTTTTCGGTACAATTACGTTTAATAAACTCGGCCCCACCGGCTTTTTTGGATTCAAAAAGTGACTCGAAAAATTCTTGGATACAGTCTAGTTGTCGTTTTGATTTTTCGTACAAGTTCACTAATTTATCGAGCGACTCGCAAATATTGGGCCGAATGATATTTTCCTCGAAATTCGTCATGGATGTGCAGGATGTACACTTTTCCAAATAAATATGAGAGTCGAGAAATGTGGTCAATTCTACAATGTTATCCCTGAATTTAGTATTGTTTGAATTTGAATTCTTACCCTCATTAACACTGGTCACAAAATCCGACTCGCAAAGATATTTCACGACATCCGGCATTTCGAATAGACATGTGTATATTTGTTCGATATGTTCAAGACTCGTGTTTAGTTGGGACAATCCAAAGGGAATTAATTTGCGATTCGATATTTGTTTACATATTTTGTCAATATCTACTAATTGTTTTATGTTGATGCGCAACGCCGGAATCATGGCATCGTTTTCAAGAAACCGTTCCATCATTTCATATTCGGTGTTCAGCCACTTCTCGTCAAATGTCGGGTGTGTCATGATACTATGAAACCGTCTTTTCCCGATTGCACTATTGCATTTATTTAAAAACGAATGAACGGATTGGAGATTCCCACATTCTTTCCCATTTTCCGTTCCGTCTGACAAAATATTCAATTGTTTCAGAGTATGGTTCGCAAGAATAGTATATTTGGAAACATTTGTAAAAATAGGCATATAAATGTGCTTAATCAAACTCGGGTTTCTTTCATGAATAAAATGGAGCAAAAAACAAAAGGCCTGAGTTGCATATATGTACTGTAAAAACTGATTACACTGGAAAAGACAATCGTCACCGAAATGGCTGTTCAAAATGTGTTGGATATAGGTTTGCTTGCCGCAGTTTATGACTTCTTTTTTAGTCGAGTCGTATTTATGGACATGAATATGTGTATTTTCATTGAATCCGCTTTGTTGCAGCACACTTTGATATATTTGCTCGCTAATAAAATTTGTAATGATGATACATTCTTTCGGTCTATAAATTGATACAAAGTTTTCTAGTTCATCGAAACTGGTACATTGGATCTTGTCGGAAACCGACCCTTGATAGGTAAAGGATTTCCCATCATATGTATTTATTACAGAAACACCAAAACTTATCTTGTTTGTATGAGATTCGAGCCAGATACATAAAATATGATTACTAGTCTGCAGTTCGGTATATGTGGTTGTATTGATAAAAGTTCCTGGAGAGTGGATTTCACTCAAGACTCTTTTTAGTTTTTTATTCTTTTCGTCATATTCTTTGGTTTGTACGTAAATAACCGCGTTATATCCGGCATCAACGATCATTTGAACATATTTGTCGAGAGAAATGATGTTTATTCCGGCCATCATTAAGGGTTGTCCTTTGTATGTACGGCTACATGACGTGGCCAATGAACAATACTGAATAATTTCCTGAAGTGCATTGAATTTCGTGGTATCCTGAAATGCGGAATCGTACATTTCATAGAAATCTCCGACCTGCATTAGAACCACGGTTTTCTCGCCGCATTGTTTTGTATGAATGTTAACACATTCAAAATACTCGTCATAGATATTTGATATTTGACTCATGATATTTTCTCTCATTGTTTAATCGAGTTTTGTATTTATATAACTAAAAAACTTGATTTGTTTACCATGAATCTTTTTTCCCACCATCATATTTTTTTCCATGACATTCTTCCAACATGATATCATTTATGGATTTTTCATCGACTTGATTCCATAGTTTTACCAAAAGTCGACCATATTTATCAAAATCAAAACATTCAAATTTGATAATACCTTCTGGACTCTTATTCAATAATTCTATGAACCGTGTTTTTGCTTGTAAAGCCATGTTTTTTTCATTCTCTCGGTTTGGATTCGATAAAGGGGGTTTCATTTCAGGAGAATCATATCCTAGACAACGACACCGATATTTGACTCGATTACCATTATATATAAAAATAATACTTAGTGTATCTCCATCATATACATTGGTCGGTAGACCAACATGGGTTTGACCTTTGAATGAAAAACATTTCATTTCTTCTTTGTTTTGTATGGATTTCAATTGTTCTATGATTGCTTTATCAGCATTTCTACAAGAAGAACTGAATAGATATGATGATAGCCGCATAATAATTTGCTATCATAATATATATTTATATGGTGTTTAAAGCGGATTTGATTCCGGACAATGTCCGTAGCATTTCCCCTGATAGTAATAATAATCACGATCTCGAATCGTAAAGTCGCTATAATGGCCAGTCATTGTAGGACCTTGCTCATTCCCCGCAACACATTTTGCACCACCTAATAGAACACAACACGTCAAAGATGCACACTGGTTTTTATCTGTTGCACGGCATTTTTCGTCAATGGCTAATTTATTATGGGCTTCTTGTGTACAGAAACCACCTTTCATTGCCGCAGTTCCTTCCAACATGGAAGCCGTAGTTTCGCCCGTAAGTTTACTGAGATACACTGCATCGTCATACTTGGGTACATAACTCGCGCTACCAAAAGGGAAAGAACCTGGTGTATAGAATAATTGATTTGGTTGTGTACTCGATTTTCCTAAACCAATCTTATTACCATTCTTGTCAATGACATATGCGATTCCTGTACCCTCGCCTGGAGAAGATGAAGCTGCGCGTATAGAAGCTTCCGAGTCGTGATATTGAATATTATCGTAATAACTGTTTTTATATTGATTTTGCCTTTTCAGTGCTTCTTCGGCCAAGCTCCCTGTAATTTTCGATGCGAGAGTATCAGTTTCGGTGTCTGTTTTAGTAGAGGCAGCTAGTATACTACTTGCTTTTTGTCTCAAGGTCACATTTTGCGATTGGTTCGTCTCATATCCTGAAATGGATAAAGTATTCATAATATTTGGTTCCGAAGCATTTGCAGCCTCAAACTCTTTTAAACCGAGGGCCCTACATAAATGATGGGTAAGTAGTCTGAGTTTATCGCCAGGTAACCCAGATTGATCAATCACGGGATGTGTACATACGATAATAGGAGTGTCGCGAACATTCGAAAACACGGCTGGTAAAGTACTGGTGTTTTTTGTCAAGAAAAATAAATGGGGAGTGGTTCCATTGATATCTAATCCGTCTGCTTGTTTTATAAAGTCAAAGAATTGCGTCTCGGTGGTGCCAGTGAAATTGTCAATGTTTTTCAAGGTCGTTTTCCACGTTATTTGTAAATTCGCTTGTAAAGTTCCACGATTCGTGTTATTAAAAAAAGCAAGTTCGGTCTGTCTCATAATACTATCTATATTTTCCAATGTAGTATCGGTATCATCTCGATGAACGATGATTGGAACTTGGTAAGAAATATTACCGTCAATAGCAGTGCTATTGAATTTTTCAATCGCGGCGTAAATAGCAGACTCTGTATTTGGTATCATCATTTTTCCAGAAATCGTAGTAACTTCCGCATAGTTTCCTGGGACGCCATTTGCGGGAATCTCTTCTAGTGGGAATCTCGACACATAATTGGATGAACTGTCAATCACATAACCATAAGGTAAGGGAGGTTCTGTTTCGGATGTTCTCGGTATTCTATGGTACTGCAATGTTGCAAATGGTTCTCTTGCTAAAACAGAAGAAAGCAGCACATCGAAAACGCCTCTGAAAACTAAAAAAAGTAGAGAAAAAATCAACACCGTAAAAAAAAACGTGTGAACATTGAAATATTTCATTGTTTTTCCCCTCTATGTTATGAATACAGAAAAAATTGAATCTGAATATATATAAGAGTTAAGATATATATACTATCATCATGTTGATCCCAATCAAGTGCGTTACCTGTGGAACTGTTTTAGCGGATAAATATCGTTATTATTTAGAACAAGTCCGTAAAGAGAAAATAGCAAATGGACTAGACGTAAATCGAGTGGTTTATTTCACGAAATCAAACAAAACAACTGAAAAATCGCCCGAAGGAAAAGTCCTTGATACTTTAGGATTAAAAAACGTTTGTTGTAGAAGAGTCATGTTGACTCACGTAGACATAGAATAAGAATAATTTCTCGGTATAATGAATAAGAAAATGACGTGTGGGTGTAATGCGGAACCTTCTGCTCATCCTCCTCTTATGTACCGAGGTGGAAGGAAACGAACGAGACGAATAAAACGAACTTATAGACGAAAGCAAAAGACAAGTCGACGAGGGAAAAAAAGGAGTAAAATATACGGGGGCAGTAAAATATACGGCGGTAATTATCTGACTGGGACTATCGCAGATGGGCCAGGTAAAAAAACAGCGTTTGGTGAAATGACGGGAGCGCAGACAGCAGGAAGCCATTACGAAAAAAGTAGTGATGTGATAGATCAACCTTTGGGTATCTAATGTAAGCATTGAAAAAATGTATGTTCTTATTATATAGCGATGGGGTTTAAACTTGATTTATGTGCTCCTGCAATGGTATATTTAGTCATTTCTTCCGTATTGGTTATCCTTATGATTATCCAGAATGTAGGCATGGAGCAGACATACTGTGCGGGAAATATTAGTTGTAATACTTCAAGTTCCTTAATGATTTTTGTTTTAAAAATCGTGTACATCATTTTTTGGACGTGGGTTTTGAACTTGATTTGCGATGCTGGCTGGACACCAATATCGTGGGTTTTGGTATTGATTCCTTTCATTCTTTTATTTTTGATGGTTGGAACATTCCTGTTTAATTCGTCGGGGAATATCAGTAACGTGTATTATTAACAAGACCCTATAAAAAATTGATATAAACATTATATTCATTATTATATCAATAAAAATCATAATCCAAACCATGCAATCTCCCGAACTTACGTCGAATCTATTAGAGAACGACAATAAACTTTCATTTTCGTTAAAAAATATACATTTCAGTACTGCTAATGCATTACGTCGTACAATTCTTTCCGATATTCCGGTTTATGGAATCAGAACCGAAACTGAAGAATTAAACCAATGTCGGATTGAAATAAATACGTCGCGACTTCATAATGAAATCATTAAACAAAGATTGAGTTGTATCCCAGTGCATCAAGCGACAACAAAGCCTGGGACTCGTCCTTCGCCAATAAGGAATTGGCGCGAGCCATGGGACGAAGATTCCATGACACCCATTGTCGATTCTGGTTTCCTGAGATATCAATTGGAGGTGGACAAGAAAAACGAGGGCGAAAACGAAATTGTCTGGGTCACAACAGAGGATTTTAAACTTCGTAACAAGGACACGAATGAATACATGCCAAAAGAAGAAGTCAATAAAATCTTTCCTCCGGACCAAGTGACTCGAAGATATATTGATTTCCTGCGATTACTTCCGGGAGTAGGGAAAACTATTCCTGGTGAACATATAAAACTCAAAGCCGACTTTTCAGTGTGCACGGCAAAGGAAAATGGAATGTTTAATGCAGCTACTATTTGCACATATCACAATACGATTGACACGATTAAACGCGATGAAGCATGGGATGCTTATGTGCGAGAACACAGTAAAGAATTTGAAGGGAAACCAGAAGAACTCAATTTCGAAAAAGAAAACTTTAAACAGTTACAAGGACAGAGATATTTTGTTTCCAACGAAAAGGGAGAACCAATCGAGTTCAGTTTTGTTGTACAGTCAAACGGTATCTACGAGTCAACGGAATTAGTCCAAATCGCTTGTCAAGTTTTGGTCGACAAATTCCGGGCTCTGATTACGTATTGCGACGCGGATCTTCTCCAGATAATTCCCAGTGATTCGATTCGACTTTCCGGTGTCTATCTTAGCGTGACTGAATCATCTATTCCTTTCAGTTATGATATTGTCCTGGAAAACGAAGATTATACAGTCGGTTGTGTTTTGGAACATATCATGTATGAATTGTTTTATGAAGGAGAAAAAACCCTGTCTTTTATAGGGTTCAAGAAATATCATCCTCACGACACGTATAGTATTTTACGCGTAGCATATAAATCAGATGTGCACGTTCTTGCGCGAAAAACCCACATACAGAAAGCGCTTGATATCGCAGCAAAGATATTTGAAAGTATCGGAAAGAAATCCGTGTAGTAAAACCCTTTCTTTATATTGTTTTTTGTTGATGATTCATGAAAAATTGATTAAACGTTTCATCGTGTATTCAATTTATATAAAACAACGCAAATGGATAAACGATTAAATAGGCAATTGGAGACTTATATTTCCAATTTCAAAAACAGCATTAAAAGCAAAGTGGTTGAGTTGAAAATTAACAGCAACGATGCAAGTGCACTTATGGCTCATGTTTATGAATATGAGAGGTTGGTATTTTCCAAAGAAGATGTCAGTAAACGAAAACGCATTAAAAATTCCATCCCTCAAACCAACCGTTGTCATGCTAAACGCGCGACATGTGAGCAATGCACGCGGAAACAAAAAGAAGGGCATTTGTTCTGTGGAACTCACGTAAAAGGGACGCCTCATGGAATTATAAGTACAGAAGAAACGGAAGCGTATCAAATAAAATCCGAAGTATTTGCAGAAGAAATATATGGAATCGTGTATTACCTAGATAAACATGGCCATGTATTCAGCACAGAGGATGTCTTGAATAACAAGGAGAACCCCCGAGTTATTGCGACATATAAAGTAACAAATGGCGTGTATACAGTTCCGTCTTTGGGCTTGGTTTAATTAAGATTTAGCCATTTTCCGGACAACCGTTTCTTTTTCAGTTACTTTACGGCCTTCAAAAACATATTGGTTTAATTTCAATACTTGTTCTTCCGATAATTGAGGATGTTCTAAAAGAATAGAAATTAATCTTTTTTGGGTGAGCGGTTCTCTCTTGTTTTCTTTTTTATATTGAATTTGACCATCTTTGATTTCAAAATTGTCGATTTCGTTTTCTTTCATGATTCGTATCATTTGTTCATTTTTTTCCTTTTTTTCTTTGCGTAATTTTTTGGCCACTTCACTTACTTGTCTTAATTTATTATCAATCTCGACCCATTTTTTTACAGTTTCGATTAATAATTGTTTATTTGGCTTATCCATATCTATAGTAGAGGTGGAGTTATAATTATATCTTTTATAATATCTATATATTATAAATGTTTTCAAATCCAAGATCCATTGCTCGAAAACCACTTGATATGCAGTTCACTCTCCACCCATCCCAACGCTCTAATTATAATCCCGTAATAAGAAATAATATTCCTATACCTAGAGTGGCCATTCCGGCGCCTGCTCCTGCTCCTGCTAAAGCAACCTCCAAGGTATTATTATGGGGTCCTCCTTTTTGGTTTTTGTTCCACACACTCGCAGAAAAGGTAAATGAAAGTAAATTCGCCATCATGCGCGTTGAATTACTGAACATTATTTTCCTCATTTGTCAAAATTTACCATGTCCCGATTGCACCAATCATGCCACACAATACCTAAACAGCATTAATTTTAAAGGGATTCAGACGAAACAACAATTAAAAGAAACGCTTTTTGTTTTCCATAACTCGGTCAATGCTAGAAAGGGAAACCCTATTTTCTCTCAAGCCGAACTCGATTCTAAATATGAAAAAGCCAACTTGCATGCCATTTGGAGGAATTTCATTATAGAATTTAGTAGAAAGCAAAAAAACATGAGGATGCTTTCAAATGACTTTCATCGTGAAAATATAACAAAAGTACTTCAGACATGGATCGCATCGAACGCATCTAATTTTGATTAAGTTGATTAAGTAGTATTCGCTACGCATCTAAACTTTTGTTTCTGTGGCATATTGCAAACCTCTCTTGTGCTTCCAGCAGATAAAAACTGTAATTTTGGCATTTTTAATTCGTCTATAATCACCGAGTATGTTACACCCAATCCACCTGCTAGTATTAGTGCAATTATGCATTGCGTTACTGTAAAACAGCTATTCTGTAAATTCCAAAATATTTCGGCGATGAGTAATACAGGGAAAACGATCAATACTGGCAAATTATACACTTCCAATCTATACTTGGCAATTGTATACACCAAGTAGAAAAAAGTATGACTAATAATGGCTAAACCCAATGGGACTTTATTATTCACCATACCATTCAGTGAAAAGTTTCTACATATCAAGGAAGAATTCGCCGAATCTGGGCCAGTACCACCAAAGCTACTCATGAATAAAAATGTACATACCATGGAAAAACAAAGCCCGACCAAATACACGAAACCTCTTATCTGTCCAGTGATTATTGAACCCATGGTCATGTACCCAACGATCAAAAATGGAGCAAATCTGAAAAATAAATACAATAACGATGCAAGATTCATATTATCCATATTGCTTGATATACAAATCGTTTATAAAATATTTGTCGCATTATATATAAAACGTAAACGATGTTAGTTATAAATGGGAATTCCAAGTTATTTCGCACATATTATCAAGAGTTTTTCCAATATCGTCCAAACATCTGAAAAAATCGAGAAGAAGTTTGACCGATTGTACATGGACTGCAATTCGTTACTTTATGACTGTTTTCGAAATCTCGACCCACAACTGTCTGAGATTGAAACCGAATTAATCCGTTCCACTATCGAACGGATTGAATATTATATCAACAAAATCGAACCAACTGAACTTATTTTCATCGCATTTGATGGGGTCGCGCCTTTCGCGAAAATGGACCAGCAAAGAACTAGACGATATCGGTCATGCTATGAAGTTGCCATGACTACAGAAAACCCGGAACTTAAAACCGGGTTCTCGACAAGTTACTTCACTCCGGGAACTTCTTTCATGAAACAATTATCTCTCGCTATGCAATTACATTTTTCAGCGCCATCGAAATATGGAGTCCAGCAAATTATTGTGGCTACTCCAGAAGAAGCCGGAGAGGGAGAACATAAATTATATGCGCATTTGCGGCAAAACCCAACACAAGTTGCGGCGATATATGGACTGGATGCCGATCTCATTATGCTTTCTCTTCTTCATCTCCAATATGCTCCTCAATTATATGTTTTCAGGGAAGTTCCCGCATTTGCGCATGTTTTACTGAATTCTAATTCCAAACGAAGTGATGATCTTGAACCATGTTTTCTAGACATACTCAAGCTGGGAAATTCGATTAGCAGTATGATGGGTTGCCGATTCCCACACAAAAATCGAATGATGGACTATGTATTTCTCTGTTTTTTTCTAGGAAATGATTTTTTACCGCATTTTCCTTCTTTGAATATTCGGACAAATGGTATTCAACGCCTTTTGGACGTTTATAATGAAACGATTGGTAATAAACAGGAAACCTTTCTCTTGACACAAACAACGCCGCCAAAAATTAACTGGAACCAGCTACATGTTTTTATAAAAGCATTGGCGACACATGAACACACATTTATTTTACAGGAATATGCACTCCGGAAAAAATGGGATGCGAAAGGTCCTCAGTCGTATAAATCTAAAACGCCTGAGGAACGACTAGTTTTATTACAGGATTCTCCTATCTTGTTTCGACAAGAAGAAACATATATATGTCCAACTGAACCTTTTTGGGAAGAGAGATATTATCAACGTCTCTTTGAAAATGTTCATGTTGGCAAAGTATGCGTGAACTATTTGGAAGGTTTGGAATGGGTATTGACTTATTATATGGAGGGCTGTGTCGATTGGAAATGGAAATATAATTTCAATTACCCTCCTCTTTTAAAAGATTTGGTTAAAAATGTCCCCAATACTAAAACACCCAAAACTTTTTTTCATGAAAAGAATACGAAACCATTCAAGAGTTCTACACAATTGATCTATGTCTTGCCACCGAATCTCCACAAGACGGTTTTGCCCTTGACTACGTTGAATACAATCCAGGCCAAATATTCGCACTATTTTCTTCCTTGTGAAACGCAGAAAGAACTAGAAACATGGGAATTTCAGTGGGCATTTTGCCGCTTTTTTTGGGAATGTCACATCAAAACGCCGGAAATTCCCGTTGAAATTCTAGAAGAATGGGATAATGATATCTAATCTAATCTACTTTAATGCGCTGGCGGTAGCCAGTACTAGCTTTGACCGGATTATAATGTACCGCCTTTTTCTGTGTTTGGTTCTTATCTTTTTTAGCTGTAAGTGGATACGATGGGTATTGATGTGGTTCAAACGGTTGTAAAACTACGCTATTATCTATGGGCGTTATTATGTCGACATGATCCTTCCCTGGAATCCTACTTACATAATGGTAAGAAGGGTTTCCATTACCGTCCTCAACCAATGATAATGAGCGGTATCCTGGCTTTTCATACAAACTAGGAGTATCAAAATGCTTTACCCATGAATTTTTATTTGGCATTTTCATCGGCGCAGTTTTAAGATTTAACTTTAAGGATTGTCTCATTTTCATTGGCATCATCTGCGGCATACTGTTTAGTAATTGCATTTGTATATCTCCAGTCATCCTTCGCATTAATTTACCGTTACGAACCACATGTGTTCCTAGATACTCAGATAGTATTTCCCACTGCAAGTCTCTCGGCAATGCCTTAAATAGCTGTTCTTCTTGAAGGGTTTCCTTTTTCAGCTTATCTTCTTTGGTTGGAGACGCTTTTTTCTTGCGAGTCGTTCGATTCATCTTTATATATATTGACTTATTTTTTTTGTGAAACCGGGGGTAAATAATGCAATAATCAAGACACCTAAAATAATCACCGCTCTTGAAAGAAAATAGAAAATGGAATAGCCAGGTTCAGCTTCTTTATGAAGATTCAGAAACCTAAATAATTGTATAACAACTTTTGCAAACAAAAACAGGAAGATATTGTCTTTTCCCCACATTTTCGAATTTTCAGTTTCGGGAAACAATTGGTAGCAAAGTGGCTTGAAATACATATAACGATGTAATGGCTTGAACCGCATCTGAAACATGTCCCAGTCATCAATTTCGGATTGAGCCGTATTTAATAATTCATCTCGATAGTTCTTACTGTAAATAACGGCATGTGTAGCCACTCCCAACAATACGCGATAGTGGTTCCAGTCATACGGGAAAACGACTCCGGGGATGCATCCGAGAAAATAGAAAATTTCCTCGTCTTGTTTTTTCAGAATGAATGCATCTACTTGGGGTGCGTGGTTCCGGATATCTTTATGGAAGAAAAAGTCATCTTCCAGAATAAGAATATTCCGATAGTTTTTCTCTCGCGCGTCTCTAAAAATAGCTAAATTTGCATCTACAATGTCGTAAGCAGATGTTTGCTTTGGTAAATTCTTTTTACAGTTTTTATAACCTTTGTTGAACAAAATGAACGTGTTTTTACTCGGGAAATAATCGCGTAATCCTTTTCTTACTTGTTCAAGACGGCCGTTTGTTTCAAGATGAACAACATATGTGGCGTCGACATGTAGAAACAGGGGATTTTCCCCAGCGACTTTTTCGAACCGGTAACACGAGTTCATTTTCATTATATGTTATTATAATGAAAAATAATATTAATGCATCCAACCTGAACACGATATCATGAACTTTTTTGTTTCCATTACGACAATAAAAAAGTACAAAGTCGCACTAGATATGTTGCTGGATTCTTTGCCTCCAGACTGGAAGAACAAATACATTTTAGTTTATCAAGATGAGAACATGGAAACTCATGAAGAAAATACCAAGATTTTTGAAGATGGACATATGGAGGTGTACCTTCCCAATAATATTTCAGATTACGGAAATTGGGTCGGTGTCAATGTTTTATTTGAAAAAAAATTAATTCCAGCAGACTCGTGGATTTTATTCATTCACGATACTTGTAAATTTGTAAATCACGAGTGCTCTGGTTTGACCCAAGGACTAATTAACAATTACGACGACAGTCAAACAGATATCTTATGGTTGTGCGATACTGGTCAGTGTAACATTTGTTTAATTCGCAAAACTGGAGTCGAATATGGAAACAAACTTTACAAAGATATCAAATACATGACAAAAATGGAAACCATAAAATACGAACACCAACATCGCGAGACGCTGAGCCCAAAATCTTTTCCAGTCAATCATTCTTACGTGAGAATTGCACCTGTCTTTCTTGGCAAAAGATTTGTATACAACAATCAAAATCAAAGATGTGTTTTACTGTACAAGAGCATCAACATGGAAAAATATTATTGTCATACAGTTCAAGAAAGCGACCATCCGTTCGCTCCATGATTTTTGAACTAGCGAATATATCTACCAGCGCGAGAGAAGGCATCTACTATGTAAATAATAAACACTCCTAAAAACGTATACAGCAAGAATTCTTCGGTGACGTGTTGTGTCGGCTCGTGTTTTTGTTCTTCAATCAAATGGATCAAGTAGTTTAATTTTTCGACCAATTTATCGTGAGTGTAGGAGTTCAAGTCGTTGTTCTCTCCCTTCATCATATAAGGTTTCATTGCTTCTGAAAGGACATTTCCGTTGTAACTGTCGACATAGGAACTTGCTAAAGCGAATCCTTCTTTCGTTGTTGGGAGATAAGATTGCTGAGGTTGCTGTTTTTGAGGCGGTTGAGAAATTTTGATAGGTACTTCAACTGGAGAAGCTACTGCGGCCTGAAAGGTA